AAGATTGAAGTTGAGCCGTGTCAATGAACATCTCTGAAGCAACCATATTAGTAAGGAATGCATTTTGATATGTATTATAACTAAGAAGATCTAATACTACCGATAAACTCGATCCTTCAAAATTATAATCTTGAAATTGATCTTGGTTTTGTAGATAGTTTTTAAGTGATCCCCTTATTGAAAAGAAATCTGGCGCAGTTAACAATAAGGCATTATTAGAAGGTATATTATTAGCCATTAATTTATCTCAATCTAGAAAGGGTTATATTAAGTAGAACAGGATTTGGAATATTTAATATTGTAAAAATTACACTTATATTATAAGCATCATTTGAATAATCTGGACTTACTGTTACTGTTAAATTATCGACTCTTGGTTCATAATTAGTAATTGTTTCTATTATTGCATTTTGTATATTATTTTGTGTAACAAGAGTCATAGGTTCAAAAAGAAAATGCTGTATAGAACCGCCAACAAGAGGCTGAAAAAAACGTTCTCCTCTGTTTGTCATAATCAAATTATAAATTGCTCTTTTAATAGATCCTTCATCTATAAGACGAATTAAATTACCTGTTACTGGATGAACATCGAAATTATTACTAAAATCTGAATATGTGGGTGAGCTTTGTATCATTTGATATTTATATCAAAAATTAAATATTGTTTGCATTTACATCACCATCGACATTAACGTCTCCAACAACATTGATATCATTATTAATAGTCATTGTTCCATCACAAGTAACATTTACATCATCCGCAAAGTGAACTGTAGTTGTTCCAGCAATAGTTAAAATAGAATCTGAACCATTTATAGAATAGTTTTTACCAGCAACTTTTGTAATAAGATCACCGTCGGGACCAATATTTACATACGTTCCCGATTTATGAAATACTTCAATGAATTCATGACCGGGAGTGTCATTCACTTGTATTGCATGGCCCGAAGATGTTGTTAATACTTTATTATTTGGATATGTTACTGAATAATTATCTGCAGGTTCTTGAGCGCCTCCTCCTTTTTTGAGTATTTGTGTTCCGATAGCAAGAGGAGAAATATCAGATTTACCATTTGGAGTTCCAGGAAACGATGATAATATTTTTGGTTGTTGATAGTGATTTCCATCGAGAAAAAACCCAAAACATAAAGCTCCATTAGAAATTCCCGTTGGACTTTGACCAATTCCATTTGTTGAACTGTTTGATGGATCTTGACCAACCGAAGCCCATGGAAGTGTACTTGGAGGAACTTGTGAATGATCCTGTGAATGAATATTAAAAATTCTTACTTGAACACGTCCAAGTTGAAGAGGATCACCTAAATTATTTTCGACAAGCCCGCACCACCATACAAAATTACCATCCGCCCCAAATTGATCGTGTATTTCTGACTTCATTATATAACTTTCCAACCACGATGATTATTTTGTTTTTGTTGTATAACATATAATAAAGCATCAGTTCTTAAATTTTGATTTTTGTATTTTTGACATAATTCATATCTAGTACAAGTTTCTTCATCAAAATTGTTATGAAAAAATTTATGTACTATTTTATTGTGATTATTTTTAAATGTTTTAGGTCTTTTATATATTATATCTTTAGACCAACCTTTATGTGAACCTTCATTTTTTTTAATTATATCACATAATCTAGATAATGATAATTTTTTATTTGAATATATTTCTATTAATTCTTTCGCGTTACAAAATATACTACCATGTTTATTATGTATCCAATTAATTTTTTTATAATAATTATTATAATCACGTTTTGTATATTTTTTATTTTTATTTGAATATAGTACCCAACCTTTATGATTAGATATAAAACCATTTATAACTTTTAATAGTTGTTTTATATCTAATTTTTGTTCTTTATACTTTTTTCTTAATTCAAATCTTTTACATTCTTCTATACCATAAATTTCATGCCAAAATTTATGTATTTTATCTTCTTTTAAAATATTTTTTGGTGGAAAATTACCTCCTATTTGAATGTTATAAGTATCTTCTCTTATAATAAATTCTTTATTAACAATTATAGATTCAACACAATATGCGTCTTCTTCATTAAATCCATAAAATAAAATTTCTTTCTTAAAATTTTCTTTGCCATATATTTTAATATCATTTAACAAATAATTACTAGAACCAAAATACTTATCCATTGGATCTTTAGTTGTATGAACTCCAACATATATTTTATTATTGATTAAATTTGTGGTTTGATATACAGTATTATAAATCATTTTATATAACTTTTGTTGGAAAACCAAAACGAAATGCTTCTATGGTATTTATAGCTTGTCCTCCACTAATACCTAATCTAATATTTCCTATAATATACAATCCCGTTGCTTGATTATCTACATTTGGACTATTGACACGAACAGGAAAAATAAAATTTATTATATCCCCTGCTTGTATTTGTGTATCCCCCGGAGTGTTGAAACTAATTTTATTTTCGTTTAACATTGATGCATACAATTTATGTTGACCATATTGTTTAGGAAGAGCACTTGCATTACTGGTATCTAAAGGTAACATATAAGTAACCGGAGGAACTGATCCGGTATTTGCAAATGCTGTACTATGTGATGGATTAAAACTAGAAGCAAATGGCTGTTTAATTAACGTTGCAGCATCATTATAATTGGTATCTACATTACTAATACTTTTATTTAAAAAGTCAAATACAACAGTTCTTGAATTAATACCACCCGAATTTATAAGATGGGTTGTACTAGCTTTTGAATCAATAGTTAGATTTGAAGCATTTCTAAGTTGACTTCCAAGAACTGTTACTGATCCACTATTATCACCTGCTTTTGGAAGATAGGAATCTGCAGTAAATATTAAGTTATTAGAATTAGCTTTTCTTTTATTTATTAGATATTCATAAGTAACAAAATGATAACCAGCCATATCTTCAAAGAATACATAAGGTGAATTATAAGTTGGACTCACTGCTCTTTTACGAAGAAGTTCTATTCCTTCCCAACAATTTAAAGAAGGTATTATTAAAGTTTCAATACCTTTTGACATTTCAACTTCAATAATTTGTTTAGTTTGTACTTTTGAAGTTAATATACCTTGGACAATGCTTGATATATTTTGATTAAAACCCTGAGCTACTATTGTTGTAATTGCATTATATTGATCGGCTGAAGCAAAGTTTAATCTAAAATTAATATGAGAACCATTTTCATCATAATCTAAATTATCTATTCCATATACATAAAATGTTTTGGAAATTTTATTTCTATTGGGTGTTTGTACATCAATTGTTAAACTTTCTTCCCCCAGCATAGGAAGGTTTTGTAAAAGGCCGGAACTATCAGAAATTGTTATACTTCCTAGCATAGTAGGAGCAAATAAAGTTTGATATATTTCTAATTGACCATAAATTCCTGTAATATCAATAGTTTTTTTAGAAACAAGACTGTTTAAACTGATAGTATTAATTTGTATGGCATTAACACCACCAAAAGCATTAGGACTGTCCATTAGTAAACAATTCTCTTAATACTGAATTTAATTGTGTTGAATATGTTTTATCAATTAACATAATATTTCTTTTGGCTTCATTTATGTTAAATTCATTATCATATTGCATTACTGGTTGCCAATATATTTGTTCGTTTGAATTTAATAAAGTAAATGCATCAGGAGTTATAACATAATTTCCGTTAGTAAAAGCATAATTTTGAAATTGAGAGTTATATAGCCAATAACGAAGTTGATTGGGAGCTAATTCTGAATATTGACCAGAACTAATATTATTCACATTTGTTTTTAATATATAATGATCAATAGTAGAATATGTTGTGTATATACTTCCATATTTATTATTAATATAAGATTCTAATTGATCTTGTGTTAACGGCCATTGAGTTGTTTCATCATTTATATTATTAGCTAATCTTACTAACCAATCTAAAGTAGGATCACCATAATAATATCCAGCAATAGTATCAGGTCTGTCACCATCTTCTATAGTATAAGGATGATAAACTGTTCTATTATTTACAAAACTAGAATCAAGTTTTACTCTTGTTAATATATTAGGAGCAGATTTTCCAAAATATTGTATAATTGGAATATATTGGAAATATGACAATTAAAATCCTCCAGTAGATTGTGAAGGTATTGGAACAGAATTTGCAGAAGATGCTGCGGAAGCTTGATTTCCAAAACCATCTACACTTCCGTTTGTCAAAGACGATGTACTAAATCCATCATATGCAGTTTGTGAAGTATCATCGAATGAATCTCTAGTATTATATGATGTTTCTTGACAAGAAATTGACATTTCTAGAGTTACGGGTTCGGATGATGTTTGATAAAATGATGGCATACCACCTGGAGCATAATTTGTACTCAGTGATTCAATAACAACGGGTCTAAGTGGATATAAAAATACCGATCCTGAAGGTGTTGTACCAATAAATTGTATTAAACATTCAGAAGGATAAGTTAAAAGTGCAGATAAATTAGAACCAAATGTTCTGCTTGGATGCATTGCTCTTTTAATTATAGCAATAATTTTTTTAATATTTTGACTTTCTTGAGAACTTCTTGGGGTAATTGACCAACTAAAATTATGACTTTTTAAAGTTGGTCCTCGAAATAATACCGCAAGATTTGGATTGACTGCAGTTCCTGAAGCAAGATCATATAATCCCGAAGCATTTACACCAAAAGTCGCCCCGGAATCTGTAAGTTGTTTTGCAATTACTTTACCAGCAGCAATACCCATTTCCGAAGCATCTGTTTTTAATTTGTTTAAATTATTGGGATCAAGAGAAGAAATAGCTTTTCCAACATCTTGTCCAATTCCCATTAAATCAGTAACTGCTCCAGCTAAACCACCAAGTTCAGTACTCTCATAATTAACTCTAAATGTATCAACAAGAGTAGAAGGAATGGGAAGTTGAATTGTTGCAAATGAACCTTTTTTGGCGATTTGATTTGCTATACTTTGACCATTATCATTATAAATATTTTGAAGAGGTGTTGTATTTGATCCTTGTGAAACTGGAGAAGTTGTTGATCCAAATGCAGTTCTATAATCGTAGAAATTAAGAGACATATAAAAATTCCCAATATCAGCAGGAAATGATACCGATTGAATGTTTAAATTTGCTTTGGCTGCTGCAATTAAAGATGAGGCTGTAGAATCTGTCAAAGAAATACCTAAATAGTTGAAGAAATTAATCTTACTATTTAGGTCAAAATAAAATATATGGCAAAATACCAACAAGGGTTTTTTAAACCTCTTCATCCCGAAAAGTATAAAGGTAAAAAAGATATAGTTTTTCGTTCAGGTTGGGAACGTAATTTTATGTTATGGGCCGATCAACATAAAGATGTAATTAGATGGTCAAGTGAGGAAGTAATACTACAATATCGACATCCTGTAACAAATCGGCTTCATAGATACTTTCCCGATTTTTGGATTGAAAAGTTGGATAGAAATGGTAATTTGGAAACATTATTAATTGAAATTAAACCTTTAGCGCAATGCAAACCACCAGTACTAAAAAATTGTAAAAATGGTAAACCTCGTAAAAATCAAGTTCATCAAATTATTACATATGGGGTAAATCAAGCAAAATGGAAAGCTGCTCAAGCTTATTGTGATAAAATGAAATGGAAATTTCAAGTATTAACAGAGAAAGATCTTAACTTATTATAGTCCAACCCTTATGAGTATTTCTTCCTTGTATATTTTTCGTTAATTGTTTTATTTTTCCATAAGATAATTTATATGTATCACATAAATTTTTTATTTTGGTTACAACAATTCCATATTCTTTATGAGAGAATTTATATTCATTATGATCATATTTTAATGAATTATTAATGTTTTTACATTTTCTAGGAAATTTTAATTGCGAACATCTATTGCTACAACATTGTATATATGGATTATTTTTTATTTGTTTAAATGTTATACTTTTGTTACAAAGTATACATAATCTAATATTTTCATTATAATTAATTTCTTCATTTATTAATTTTTGCTTTTTTTCGACCGCTAACTTATCAGATATTATTTTAAATCTTTCCGACATAATTTTTCTATTTTCTTCGGTAATATTTATTTTATATCCAGTTATACCTTTATTCCATGGTATGCATTCTTTTTGTCTTGATGACTGCACCGCGTTTTGTTCTTCTGTATGTTTTGTACCAGAACATCCGTCACCTCCTATTGTGAGATTATAACCTTTAGATCGATCACTAAAAGATTTATATAACCAAATATAAAAAATTTCTGCTTTTTTAATAACATCTAAATCGGTAGTTTGAAATATTATCGTCCAAATAAAATTGTTCCATCCATATAATCTAATTGCACAATGAAAATGTGAAAAATATCCTTTATCATTTTTATTATTCGATGAGCTTAAATGTCTACGTTTTCTTTGTTCTAAGTTATTAGTATAACCTATATAATTCTTTCCATTGACTCTATTTGTTGCTTTATAGACTATATAAATACTCATGCTGGATATCTCCTTAGTCGTTGTTATCTAGAGTCCTCGATGCTCGATACATGTGGAGGATATTCTTTTTATTTATATAAATATCAAACAACAAAAGAGAAACTATATAAATGAAACCTCCTTTTTTAAAAAATGAACCTGGAGACAATATTTTTACCAAAATATTGAGAGAGGGTGCTGATAAAGGTATATTAAATCAAGCAACTTCTGAAGCTAGAAAATGGTATATGGATCGTGCTAAAGGTGTTCCAATGGTCGATGAAAATAAACTTATGAGTTCAGATCCAACAAGATTTAGACAAATAATTGTTCCCGGAAGAATGTACCTTTTTGCTTATGATCCAAAACATAAGAAAACACTTCCTTATTATGATACACTTCCTCTTATATTTCCAATAAGTATGGGTAATAGTTATTTTCTTGGTTTGAATCTTCATTATCTTCCATTAAATTATCGTGCAAAATTGATGGATGCTTTATATTCTTTATTGAACAATAAGAAATTTGATGAATCTACTAAAGTACAATTAAGTTATAAAATTTTAAAATCGGTACAAGAACTTCGTTATTATAAACCATGTATTAAAAAGTATTTGAAAATACATGTTCGTTCGAGATTTGTTAGTATTGGTGCAAACGAGTGGAGTATTGCCATGGCGCTTCCTTTGGCTAGATTTGAAAAACAACCTGTTACTCGTGTATATTCAGATAGTGTTAATATGATAAATTATGGAAAACCATCTACACTTCCAAATATTAAACCAAGAAAACCAATGTAATGAAAGAAAGTTTAAAGAAGTTTTAATGTCAATTGATCTTTCAACATTTATTAGTACAATATCTTCTCTC